CGACAGGTTGGTAGGTCATTTGGTCATTGTGCTTTCTGCATGTGCGTCACGGACAAGTTCTGTGATGTATTCAGCGACGTCAGCGTATTCGTTCTTGCCGACTTCGTTGATGATCCAGTCCTGTTGGTCCTTGCTTAGAACCTGCAATATGTCCCCGATGTTTCCAAATTTAATCATGTGATTTTGAAAGCGGTCTTTGACCTGCTGCCGAGGCGATGCCTTGATCTTGCGCGGTGGGACTATGCCTGCCTTGCGTGCTATGACAACAGCCCGGACAACCTTGGTGTAACCAAATCCTGTGGCCTTTTGTATCTCGGCATGGCTGCGACCCGCCCTGTGCATTTCCGCGACGATGTTGATTTCTTGCTCTGTCATGGCCGTGCCACCGGACGCAGGAAAGGGATGCCTGTATTGCGGCAGTATGCGTCCACCTGTTGGCCCCAAAGCGCCTCCAATGCTTCGACCATCGCGGGCATCTGGTCGCAGACTGCGTGGGTCTTGCCGGTGATGTGTCCGACCTCCATGCTGCCGATTGCGAATATGATTATGTATAGTGATGTCATGTTGTCTGTCCTTCCAGTTCTGCAAGGGCGGTGCGGACGAAGTAGAGCATCATTGCGTCCGATGCGTCTCGCATTTTCTCTATAGCCCACACAGCCTTCGCCAGCTTGGCCTCTGCCGCCAACTGTGCCTGATGCGCCTCCATCGCCTGCCCATCTGCGGCCATGTAATCTAGCGCCATGCTCCGTAGCTTGTCCTCAAGCTCCTCGATGCGTTCTTCCTGCTCGTCTAGCTTGTCCTCTAGTTCCTTGACGCGGGCAATGCACTCTTGAAACATAGCCAGCTTTCCAGCTTCTACCCTACCCTGCATATCGTTGAGGGCATAATTTGCTCGCTTCACCAGATCATCAGTCATCGGTCTGTCCTTTCATAGAGTCTGCCAGTATCTCGGCGCGGGTGTTCCATGCTTTGGCTAGGCGCTCAATTACGGCTATGTTGTGATCCGCCCAGGGCGGCACAGGGGCAGTGGCTCCACAATCCACACATTCGACATAGTGCCAAGGCTTTCCACCACTTGTTTTTCCAATGGAATGTTCCGCCCGTCCGCCGCAAAACGGGCATGGCTTAAATTCGTCAGTCATCACTCCACCCCCTCAGTAGCCATTGCCAGCGCCGTGAACAGGGCAGCAGCTTCTGCAAACTGTTCTTTGTCGAGAGCCCACTCTGAATTTTCTAGCCAAACACAAACACACCCATCAAGGTGCTTGCTGACCTTAAACCGCCCATAGACACCCTCCTTGACCACCAGCTTTACCTGACGCTCAAGGCATGGGTGCAGGTCATCTTCGGGGGCGTCTTTGATTAGTGTCACGAGGTCGTAGTCGTGATCTCCGTCATTGCAAAAGCATCCGTCACAATATCGGTGGCCGTGTTTTTCTGCACGGATACTTGCTGCACAAACCTTGGTAATCACATCAATCTCACCGTTACGCGTCCGCCACTTCTGGCCTGCTTTGAATTTGGTCATGTCTCTAATCTCCATTCCATGTTTCTGTTTCTGATCTCCTCCAGCAGTTCATCTGCCTTCGGGTTGTCGTGGCGCAGGCAGGTCTTGTAGCAGTTGAGCAGATATTCATCGCCCAACGTATCAATCCAGATCGGCCCGTCGTGGCTGAACCATTGCCCACGGCCAACACGCTCTTGCGGGTCATTCATTGCGGCTCTCCCATAGTTCCGACACCCGCGCTTTTAGTTGTTCCTTCGCTGGGTGGCCGTTGATGTAGTCCCTGCGCGCTTGCAGGGTGGTTAACTTAATTGCGTGTCGCGCAGCGCTGTCGATGATTGCTGCGCGGATGGCTTGGCCATATGCGGCCCGTGTCTTGGCGTCCGGCAGGTAAACCGCGCCAGAACCGATTGCGTCACCCGTAGACCAAGGCTTCACGGTTAGGTCTTGCGGGCGATGTAGGCAAAACGGCTTTCACCAAGGCGGCGCTGATAAAGCAAACATTCCCCGCGCTGGTGTGCAACGAAGGCTTCATACTTATGCGCCCCCGCTGCGTGTTTGCCGACGTGATACATGATTTCGTCGCCAGCTTCGGCATTGGCAAGAACCATCTGGAACGTGCCTTTGCCTTCTGCTGTGATGTCAATCTGTGCCATGATCAAAAAGGTATATCTGAGTCGTCTAGGTCAGCAGGCGGTGACTGGTCATAGACGCCTTGCTCAGACCGTTCGCCGCCTCCACCATTAGCGCCGTCCAGCATCGTCAGCGTGCCGCCGATCCCTTGCAGCACAATCTCCGTGCTGTAGCGATCAGCGCCAGACTGGTCCTGCCATTTGCGCGTTTGCAGCTTGCCCTCGATGTAAACCTTGCTGCCCTTGCGCAGATATTGTTCCGCGACACGAACAAGCCCTTCGGCCATAATCGCCACAGTGTGCCACTCGGTCTTTTCTTTGCGCTCTCCGGTGTTCTTGTCTTTCCATGTTTCCGAAGTGGCGATCCGCAGATTGCAGACCTTGCCGCCGTTTTGAAAACTGCGCACCTCTGGATCAGCGCCCAAGCGCCCCAAAATAGTCACGCGATTAACTGAACCTGCCATTTTTGCTCCTTTCGCGGGCCTTGCCCGACATTGCTTCCTCAAGGCGATGCAGACGAGAATGCTCCGCCCGTGTCATTAGCTCCAAATTTGAAATTTCGTTGTTATGCTTATTTTCATCAATGTGGTGGACACATTCATTTGGCAACAATCGCCTGCCAATTTGCTTTTCAATCTTTACCACATGCACACTTCTTCCCTTGTTTGGCCCTCTTGTGTATTCAACATACCCGCCTGTTTTGGCCGATACCCCCTTTGCTTTCTTTGCCCAACGCTTTTGATGCGCCTGTGACATTCTTTCCCTGATTTCTTCTGACCAAGGCCCACGTTTTTGCCCTAACCTGCGCTCATTGTATTCTGTAAACTTGGCAGACACAGCCAAACCATCTTTAATTGAACGCATAACCCCTGCCCTTTTACAGTGATATCGGACTGTCGATATGTGAAGCCCGTGTTTGTCTGCGGTTTGCTGAAGCGTCATGCCAGACGCATAGTCAGCCACCATAAGATTACGATCCACTACGCCAGATGCCATATCAATCTCCTCTTATGCCTGTTCACATTTACACATATCATAAACCGCCTCAAGCAATTTATGCATCGCCGCCAAACTTTCTTGGCGCGAAGCCTGCCTCGGCCATGATCGCCGCAGCCCGTTCACGGTCCACTGGTGTGCGCTCTGGCTCTGGTTCATTGCGCGGTGGATGTGCCGCGACAAACTCACGGCGGGCCTTGAGTATCTGGCCGACGATGTGTCCTTCGTTTGGGATCTTGTTTGGGTTTGCCGCGACAGCCGCCTTGCAAGCCTGCTTAATTTCCTCAAGCGGATAATCCTGCAATGCATCCATCCAGTCGGTGATGATCCGGTTCTGAAACGGCGTGTCTGCTTCACGGTCCCATCCGAAGCGGTCCATTTTCTTTGACAGCACTTCCAACTCAAAAGCCACCATCGCTCGGTGCTTGGACAACGCCTGCGAGCCTAGCGAGGCGCTCAAGGGTAGGGTCAGCCCCGTTCTGGTGTCCTTGGGAAGGGCGTTTGTGTTCATTGTGATTTCGTAGGTCATAGCTGCCCTCCATCAGGCGAGTAAAAGATTTCTGCTGTAGAAGAAAATCAAGATCGGCCTTCCAGCCTTTCTGGTTGTCGCCATTGCAAAGAGGCGATGCCCTTGCCTTGGCCAACGCGGCGCGCCAGCCTTCAATGCCACCGGCTTCTGAAAGCCTTGCCCTGAGAGACGCCCGTCTGGTCTTGGTTAAAACCCTAGCGACAGGCAGGCCAATGTCCTCTGCTAAGAAATTGTAATCAGCAAAGGCGATGGCTACGTCATCGACAGATGACAAAGAACCTTTAGGTTCTCTTTCTTTATCTAACTCTGGCTCTGGTTCTGGTTCTGGCTGGCATACATCTGCGCATTGCTCTGGCATTGCGGGCGCATGATCTGGCCTTTGTTTTGTAACGGTTTTTTCCGTTTGTGCGTCCCATCTTTGCTTCGCTGCATGGGTTGCGTTTTGTGTTCGATTTGTGCGGTCCACAATGGCTTTTTCAGCGCGTCTGTTGGAAATCATGTCACCGTCTTGGGTGATCTTTCCCTGCGATACCAAGCCGTCAAGGATGCGGATGAACGCAGCTTTAGGTGCGCCGCAGCATCTCGCAAGCCGTCCATCATCTCTCTGGATCGGGCTGTTGGCCTCATAGATCAGGCAGAGCAACGTGATGTAAACGCCGCGCTCCGCTGGTGAGAGGCCAGAAGTTCCGCCAAGAAAATCTGACGGGTAAAATTTAATGAAAGGCTGTTCGCCCATTTTTCGCCCTCTGTTCGGGCCGGGTCTTGCCGCGCGCTCCCCAGCGTGCTACAAATTCCCAGCGTTTGACTGCGCCCACCTTAGCCGCACCCACGGCAACATTCAAGCCCAGACCCATAAAACCGGTCTGGGCTTTTCCTTTCCCCAGCACCTGCTATGATACCCATGCGCTGGTCATGGGCGTAGCCGTGGTGTCCTCCTGCACCGTCTCGCGGCTTACTGGCGGGTTGAGGCATTGCTGTCTCCCCGCCGTTTTTTTGCCGCTTGGCTGAGACGATACCAGCCACCACGCATCAACACGTCGCCAGCGTCGTCCATCTCGATCAGGGTCCGTTGTACAATATCCTGTGCCACTGGCGCACCGCCCAGCGCAGATAGATCGTCTGCAATGGTCTCGGCGCTGCCACCAGGCACAATCGACAACAGGGCTATGATCTGGTCACGCATCCCACTCTCCCAGCTTCTCTTTGACATCATCAATGGATCGCACCACGGCCCAATGCCCACCAGCGGCGATTATAGCCGCACCCACGGCCTTCTGGGCAGGGCTGGCATATCCGCCCTCCGCTTTGATCTCGAAGCCGTAGAAGTGGCCCTGATTCAGCATCATCAGATCGGGAAAGCCGACAACCATGCCCATGAATTTCTGTTTGGCAATGGCGCGGGCAATGGCCTGCCCCCTGACGTCTGTCTGGTTGGCAGAGTGATGCACCACGGCCTGCGGATATTGCAGGCGCAGGTAGCCGAGAATGGCTTGGTGGATCGGGCCTTCGAGATTGCGCCTCACTGCGGAACCCCGCGATGCTTGCCTTCAAATATGCGGCGACAAACAGCCTCGCGCACTGACGGCCTGTCCGTCACCAGATCGTCAACGGTGACGCCCAGCCCCTCGGCCAGACGAACAGCGGTCCAGATGCTTGGTGCCTGCACATGCCCAGATCGCAGCTGCGAATATGCAGGCTTGCCCATGTTGCAGCGCGCGGCCTGCTGGCCCAAGCTGACGCCTTTGGATTTCCATGCGTCTGAATATGCCCGCAGGTTGGCGGTGAAGATTGGTGTCGGTTCCATGTCGTTCTCCTGTGTTATGTTTGGTCAGCATAAAATTATTTCAGGCAATGCGCAATATGTGCTTGCAAGAACGCCGCAATAAAGTTAGACAGTTG